CCCAGTGAAGTGGATTATCAGAAACTGCAGGTGTTATTTGATCGCGTAGCGAAAGAAAAGCACCAGCGCGGGGAACTGAGCAAACCCTATGATGAATTGGTAGAATCCCATTTAACCCTGTCGCGTCAGTATGACGAATTACGGCAGGAATACGGTTTAATGCGCCGTTCGTTTACAGTCACGGCAGCAGTGCCTTATACCGATGTCTGGCAGTTTGCCCCTGTGCAATATTATCCGGGCAAACACCCGTGTGAAAAGCCGGCTGACCTGATGGCCCATATTATCCAGTCCAGCAGCCGGGAAGGAGATTTGGTGGCTGATTTCTTTATGGGTTCCGGGGCAACCCTGAAAGCGGCGTTGAAATTGAACCGTCGTGTATTGGGGGTGGAGCTGGAAGAAACGCGATTTAAGCAGACGAAGCAAGAGATTAACGAGCAGGGCGATAACTCGCCCCACCGTTTTAATCAGGTTGCAGCTCATGTCGGGCAGCTTCGGCAATAAAATGGCTACGATCCCGGTATCGCATCGGATTTTGTTTTACTTTGGTATCGATGCGTTTGATGAGAATATCAGGTAAAGCGACATTAATACGTTGCTGTTTTCCCTCAAACTCAGATAAATCGATATCAATCACAAACCAGCTATCAAAATCCGCATATTCAGGATTGGCAGCATAAACCAGGTGTCCTGCATCGTGAAGTTGATCCACAGTGAAATCGCGGCTGACAATCATTTCCTCAAGGGTGAGTAAAATGGCTTCGCGCACCATCGCAGGAATTTCTGATTGAGTATCAGCGGCAGAAAAACAACCACAGTCATGATCGAAAAAAGCCGGGACAACCATCCCGTATGCCGTATTTTCATCTTTGGGTGTTTCAACACCGACTGAGAAAAACATAGTAACCTCCAAGAGGGCGGGGATCAGATCCCCGCCGATTTTTTAATGGATTTAACAGTACCCAGTGGTAAATCTTTTTTCGGGTGCGGTACAGGAAACGTTTTCCCTGTTATCGGAGACCACCACATTTGATGGCTTGTTCCTTTATGCCGTCGCAATTCACACCCTGCTGCTGTTAGCTCCTTTATCAGGTCAGTCGATTTCATGTTTCCTCCTAACCTGAAGTTCATAATACACACATATACACACAAATCAATGTTTGTTTGTTAACCGGGGTGAACCTATTTCACCCTGCGGACGGCTATTGTTCTAATCGAGGGGAATATGAAGATGAAAGAAAATCCTGATATCTGGGTGCACCTCGGTGACTGGCTTCTATCGGTAAAAGAGCAAGGCATCGGAGGGGCACTCGCCGGGACAATGGCCTTCCTTCGCGGTCGCTATAACGGCAGCGGCTGGTTAAAGGTCTCAATCGACGCCTTTATGTGTGCCATGTTCGCCTGGTTCATTCGTGATGTATTAAATCTGTTTGGCCTGAATCCTGATCTGGCCTATATCGGCAGTGTGGTGATTGGTTACTTGGGAACAGATTTTATTGGTCAATTGTTGCGTAAGGCGGCAAAGAAAAGAGCAGGAGCCTCTTCTGATGGAAATCAGCGATAAAGGTCTTGAGTGCATCAAACAGTACGAAGGTCTGAAACTAAAAGCTTATCCTGATCCCGCAACCGGTGGCAGGCCGTGGACCATTGGTTACGGTCATACAAAAGGGATTAAAAAGGGAGATGTGATTACAGAACAGCAAGCTGAAATATTCCTGCATGATGATCTCCAACCTATTTACACCATATTAAGACAATGGGTTAAAGTTCCGCTGAATCAAAGCCAGTTCGATGCCTTGTGTTCGTTTATCTTCAATTGTGGCAGCGGTAATTTTTTGGGTTCCACTTTATTGAAGAAACTCAATCAAGGGGATTACACCGGCGCAGCGGCAGAGTTTTCCCGATGGAATAAAGCGGCAGGCAAGGTTATGCGTGGGCTGGATAATCGCAGAGCATCTGACGCCAGATGTTTTTATCATGAAACTCAATTTCACCTCCGGTGTTGTTATTGCATTGATTATTGCTTCAGCCGCCGCTTTCTTATACCGCTCTGGCTATAAGAAACAGCTTGGCATCAATAGCGACCAAATAACCGAAATTCAGCAACTGACTGACACTATCGGCTACCAGAACACGCACATTGAAATGCTGCATGAATTGGATACCAAACACACTCAGGAACTCGCCAATGCCAAGACTGAGATTGACAAGCTGCACGCTGCTTCTCTTGCTCATCCTGAGCGGGTGTACATCAAAGCAGCGTGTCCTGTGTCTAAAGCCTCTGCCACCTCCGGCATGGATGATGCAACCACCGCCCGACCTACAGACGCCGCTGTCAGAAATTATTGGTTACTCAGAGAACGCATTGCAACCTCAGAGCAAATGATCTTGGGATTGCAGGAATATATCAGGGAGCAATGTCAATGAGAGGATGGAACATTATCAGCAACATCCGCTGAGTAGTTTGCGCAGAGTTTTGTATCTGTTTTGACACTGGCCGTATCAACAAAAATAGAGGCTATATAAATTTTGAACCAGTTGAATATGCTGAAATTGAGCATACGGCACTCAATGGAATGAATGCTAGGCGTTGATTAAATACACTATGTATGTTGATTCAACATTGGAGTAATTATATGAACGTATGGGTACCAGTAGTCAGCGCACTTGTAGCTAGTCTTTTTACTTTTCTCATTGCTTGGCTTTCAAACTGTTGGAATGAAAGTCGTTTTAATACGCAACGCAAAGATGAAAAAGAAAAAGAAAATAAGAAGCTTTTAATTGAAAAAGGTGAAAAGCTTTTTGGTTTAATTTGTACTTTTACTGCATGGGGAAGCAGAAAATTAGGTCATGATTTTCAAGGTAAGATACCTACTAATCAAGAGTTTGATTACATAGAACTTGAACTTATAACCAAAATATATTTTCCTGAACTTGAAAATGATGTAGCAGAAATGTTAGACCTGATTCCGAAAGATGATAATCAGAAATCATCAGATTCATTTAAAAAATGCTTACAACTTTCTGATTCTTTGAAAAATAGAATAAGTTCAGAATTAATTAAACTCACGAAATAATAACCATCTCCGGGTGGTTTTTTGCTTTATGGAGGTCAGAACATGCCACCTCGCATCCCTCGCGCCTGTCGTAAGTCAGGTTGCCCTAAGACTACCACCGATCGCAGCGGCTACTGCCCTGACCACCTGCACATGGGTTGGCAATATCATCAACAAGGCAAGAGCCGACACCAACGTGGCTACGGTAACCAATGGGATAAGCTAAAGACACGAGTCAAACAACGAGATAATTTTCTGTGTCAGCACTGCTTACGGCAGGGGCGGGCGGTCACCGGGACAACCGTTGACTATGTCCAATCCAAAGCCCACAGCGGCACCGATAGGTTGAGTAACCTGCAATTGTTGTGTGATGCCTGCCATCGGCAAAAGACCGCGGTGGAGCGATTGCGAAGATATTAATTTCCAATTGTCACCATTGCATATGTCATCGTTATAGGGGAGGGGCGGGTCAAATCGCTGCCCCTATCGCCCTCAAGGACCGCCCCCTTGGGTCTTTTTTTATACCCGCGAAAAATGAAATTTAAATCGGGTGTCTTTTTATCCCTCTTTCACTGTTTTTGAGCCTGGGAGGTGCTGCGTATGGCGGGAACGGCGGGCAAATCCGGTCGTCGCCCCAAACCGACGGCACGCAAAGCACTGGCCGGTAATCCGGGCAAGCGCAAGCTGAATCGGGATGAACCGACTTTTACTCCGTTGACGAGTGTTTCACCGCCGGACTGGTTTGCTGAATGTGAAATGTCGCTGGCAGAGGTGATGTGGGAGCTGACCAGCAAGGAGTTATGCGCCCAAGGATTACTGTGCGTGACTGACCTTGCGGTGCTCGAACGCTGGTGTGTAGCGTATCAGTTCTGGCGCAACGCGGTGATAAATATCGCCCGGCAGGGCAATACCGTGACCGGTGCAACCGGCGGCCCGATTAAAAACCCGGAGCTGACTGCCAAAAAAGAGCAACAGTCTGAAATGGATATCACCGGTTCGATGTTGGGACTCGATCCGAGCAGTCGTCAGCGCCTGATTGGGGCGGCGGGGCAGGCCAAAACGGACAATCCGTTTATGAGGATGATTGCATCATGAGCCGCAAATCCTACCTGAATGTCAATGCGGCGAATCAGTACGCTCGTGATGTGGTGCGCAATAAAATTGAAGCTGGTCGTTATGTCAGGGAAGCCTGTCAGCGACATCTGGATAATCTGGCTCAGGAAAAGAGCAAGCTGTTCAAATACCGGTTTGATAAGGATCTAGCGGAGCAGGCGGCGAAATTTATTCAACTATTGCCGCACACCAAAGGTGAATGGGCCTTTAAACGGATGCCGATCACACTGGAGCCGTGGCAGTTATTTATTGTCTGCTCGGCCTTTGGCTGGGTGCATAAAGGCAGTCGGTTACGCCGCTTTCGGGAAGTGTATACCGAAATTCCCCGTAAAAATGGCAAGTCTGCGATTTCTGCCGGGGTGGCTCTCTATTGTTTTACCTGCGATGACGAATTCGGTGCGGAAGTCTATTCCGGCGCGACCACGGAGAAGCAGGCGTGGGAAGTGTTTCGACCTGCGCGATTGATGTGCAAGCGCACGCCGCTGTTGACCGAGGCGTTCGGCATTGAAGTGAATGCTGCCAATATGAATCGCCCGGCAGATGGTGCCCGGTTTGAGCCGCTGATCGGCAATCCCGGAGACGGTCAGTCACCCAGTTGTGCGATTGTGGATGAATACCATGAGCATGATAGCGACGATTTGTATACCACGATGCTGACAGGAATGGGCGCACGACGTCAGCCGCTGATGTGGGCGATCACCACGGCAGGTTACAACATTGAAGGACCGTGTTATGACAAGCGGCGCGAAGTGATTGATATGCTGTCCGGCAATGTACCTAACGAAGAGTTGTTCGGCGTAGTCTATACCGTGGACGAAGGCGATGACTGGACCTCACCGGCAGTGTTACGCAAAGCCAACCCCAATATGGGTGTGTCGGTGTATGCGGATTTTCTGCTCAGTCAGCAACAACGCGCTATCAATAATCCGCGGCTCGCCAGTGTGTTTAAAACCAAGCACCTGAATATCTGGGTCTCGGCGCGGGAGGCTTACTTCAATATGGTGAGCTGGAAGCAATGCGAAGATACCTCACTGACATTAGCGCAGTTTGAGGGGCAACCCTGTTTTCTGGCCTTTGACCTTGCCCGCAAGCTGGACATGAACAGCATGGCGAGGCTCTTTGTCCGTGAGATTGATGGCAAGCGGCATTTCTACAGTATCGCCCCACGTTTCTGGGTGCCGTATGACACGGTTTACAGTGTGGAGCAGAACGAAAATCGTCGCAGTGCCGAGCGTTTTCAGAAATGGGTGGAAATGGATCTGCTGACCGTGACGGAAGGGGCAGAGGTTGATTACCGCTATATTCTCGAAGAAGCTAAACTGGCTTGTCACCTGAATCCGGTTAATGAAACTCCAATTGACCCTTTTGGCGCCACTGGTTTATCGCATGCACTGGCGGATGAGGGCATTAATCCCATCATCATTAGCCAGAATTTCACGCACCTGAGCGATCCGATGAAAGAGCTGGAGGCGGCGATCCAATCCGGGCGTTTCCATCATGACGGTAACCCGATCATGTCGTGGTGTATCGGCAATGTCGTCGGGAAAACGATGGGCGGCAATGATGACATTGTGCGCCCGATTAAAGAGCATAAAGACAGCAAAATTGATGGCGCAGTGGCGCTGATTATGGCGATGGGACGGGCGATTTTGCACGAAGCTCCCAGCCTCTCCGATCACTTGATCTCCCACGGTGTTCGTTCACTCTGAGATTTTTCCATGAAATTATTAATGATTGTTGCCCCGCTGGTCGGTCTGGCCGGTGGCGCTCTGCTGTCTTACGGCGCAGGGCTGCTGTTACCGGCTACCGGGTTTATGGTGGCGGGCAGCCTGTGTCTTGGCTGGTCGTATTGGGTCTCACGCATGTTGAGCCAGAAACCCGATAAGGAGGCCTGATGTTTTT